TGGCTATATACACAAATAATAGATTCTGACAGAGATGATGTTGATTTTTATATTTCCACATATAAAGACAATCCATTTTTAGCAGAAGCAACAATAAGAGAAATTGAAAGGTTAAAAGATGTTGATGAGAATTTATACAGGGTTTTTGGTGAAGGTCAGCGGGGGGTCGCTACTGAAACCATTTTCCCTGTATTTAATATAATAGATAACATTCCAGATAATGCTTCTGAAATAGCATTAGGTTTAGATTTTGGTTTTACCGCTGATCCAACATCATTAGTTAAAGTTTATAAGCATGACCTTAATTTATACATTGACGAATTGATTTATGAAAGAGGATTGACAAACCAAGACATTGCACACAAGATTAAGCAATTAGGAATTGACAGAAGCATTGAGATTTTCGCAGATAGTGCAGAACCTAAATCAATAGAAGAAATTTTTAGAATGGGTGGCATTAATATAAAACCAACAAAAAAAGGTGCTGATTCTGTGCGTATTGGTATTGATGTTTTAAAAAGGCACAAGCTAAATATCACCAAAAGAAGCGTTAACGCAATAAAAGAATTTAGGAACTATAAATGGATTAAAAACAAGAATAACGAAATAACCAACAAACCAATAGATTCTTTTAATCATGCAATAGATTCTGTTAGATATGTTGCTTTAAACAAGCTAATGGTATCTTATTCTGGCAAATACTATATATCATGAAATTATACAACGGAGATTGCTTAATTGAAAGCGACAAAATAAAAAGTGGAAGCGTTGATTTGATATTAACTGATTTGCCTTATGGAACTGTTAAAGATATTAAAAATGTCAATCATGGAATGAGTGAAAAATGCGGATGGGATATTGTGATTGACACTCATAAAATAATGGATATTGCTAATAGAATTTTAAGAAAGAATGGTAAAATGGTTTTGTTTGCTCAACAACCTTTTACAAATGAATTAATAAATAAGGCAATCCCCAATATACCATTTTGCTATTCTATGATTTGGGAAAAAGACCATTTTGCAAATGCTTTGACAGCTAAGAAGTCACCTTTGAATTATTATGAGGATATTTTGGTTTTTAGTAAAGATCATGATTTTGAAGGATTACACCCTTTAAGAGATTATTTTAAAAACTTATTGGCTTTTGTAGGATTAAAGAAGAAGTATATTATTGAAAAAATAGGACAAAGAGCAGATCATTGTTTTAGGGTTAATAGTTCGCAATTTGAACTATGTAAAAAACATACTTACTTAGATTTAATAAAAGAATTTGGCATTAATAATATGGAAGGGTTTTTAAATTATACAGAACTTGAAAAAATAGAACAAAAATATAAAAGCGCCTTTAATTTGTGGGATGGTAAAAAATACAAATCAAATATATTAAAATACAAAAAAGATTATAACGGCTATCACCCCACACAGAAGCCTGTATTGCTTTTAGAGGACTTAATAAAGACATTTAGCAACGAAAAAGACCTAGTTGTTGACTTAACAATGGGTAGTGGCTCAACAGGTGTTGCTTGTTGTAATACAAATAGAGATTTTATTGGTATTGAACTTGACAAAGACTATTTCAAAATAGCAGAAGACAGAATAAATAAATTATTATGAAATTATACAACGGAGATTGTTTAGAAGTGATGAAGTCAATAGCTGATAAAAGTATTGACGCTATTATAACAGACCCACCTTATGGAACAACTGCGTGTAAATGGGACAGTGTAATTCCATTTGAGCCAATGTGGGAACAGTTAAACAGAATTATTAAAGATAATGGTGCTATTGTTTTATTTGGTAGTGAGCCATTTAGTAGTGCATTAAGAATGAGTAATGTAAATAACTACAAGTATGATTGGATATGGGATAGGCAGATACCAAGCGGACATTTAAACGTCAAAATAATGCCAATGAAACAACATGAAATAATAAGTGTATTTAGTAATAAAAAACACAAATATAATAGGCAATTTACAGATAAAATAAAAAAACATCAAAGACCAAATAAATATAAAAGATTACAAGAAAGAAATGAAAAAAGGGGGGTTACTATTGAAGAAAGCAAAGTATATGGAAAAAAGATTATACAATATGCTGACGATAATGACGATACAAAAGTAAATCCAAAAAGTATAATTTCTTTTAAAAAACCATTGAATAAAGGAAGATTGCACCCGACACAAAAACCAATAGCATTAATGGAATACCTTATAAAAACATACACAAACGAAAAAGAAATAGTATTAGATTTTACAATGGGTTCAGGAAGCACAGGCGTTGCTTGTTGCAATAGGAATAGAGATTTTATAGGCATAGAACTTGACAAAGAGTATTTTAAAATAGCAGAAGACAGAATAAAAAACGAATTATAAACTTTTATATTTATTAATAATGAAAGAGATTAAATTAACGATTCCTGATAGATGGTCAGATATAACAATTGAAACCTATCAAAAATATGTTAAAATTCAAGAAGGTAAAGGAACAGAAAAAACAAAGGTTATTAAAAGTCTAGCGTTATTGTGTAATGTTAGCCCCTTTGTAATTAAAAAAATGGCATATAAAGATTTGCTTGAAATAATGGCAATAATAAAAAAGATGATTGACACAGAACCAAAAAAAGAAGAATTTAAAAAAACATTTATGTTTGAGGGAGAAGAATATGGTTTTGTTCCAAATCTATCTGGAATAAGCACAGGCGAATATATTGATCTTGAAACATATTGCAAAGAACCTATTGAAAATCTGCATACTATAATGAGTATTTTATATAGAAAGATAACAAACAAAGTAAATAAGAGATATGCTATTGAGCCATACAATCCTGATGAGTTCAAAGAAGAATTATTTAAAAAATGCCCAATGGATATAGCACTTTCTAGCTTAGGTTTTTTTTTGAATTTAGGCGAAAGATTAGCAAGGATTTCGCACCACTTTTTGAGCAAACAGGAAACGAAACAACAAAAGGTGTGAGCATGAGTTCTAAGTGGGGTTGGTATAATATATTATATGGATTGGCAAATAATAACATTTTAAATATAGATAAGATTACTAAAATACCAATTTTGCAAACATTAACATACTTGGCTTATATGCAAGATTATAACAACAAACAAAAAAACAATTATGATAACATTTAGAAATGTAGTTGGATATTTAGAAACGATTGCCCTAAAGCATTATGAGATTAACAGCTTTCATAGTGGTATGCTTGATGAAGTTGACATTAATAAGCTTGGTGCTACAGATTACACCATACTATATGCAGAACCAGGAACAGCAACAATAGATAGGGGTGTTCTAACATATACATTCACAATTTATGTTATGGATTTAATAAACGATCAGATTCTTGGGGATTCTCCAAACAATCAAAGAGTAACAAGGGTTGATTGCTATTCTGAAACATTGCAAATTCTTCAAGATGTTATAAATGAATTTCATCAAAATCTAAGCACACAGAGTTGGGTTGACAATGAAGTTGTTTTAGAGTTACCAATAAACGCAGAACCATTTACAGCTAGATTTGATAATGAATTAACAGGGTGGTCTGCTTCTATCAATGTTCAAGTTAATAATCAGAATAATCTCTGCATTGTTCCAGTAAGTGCTAATAGTTAATGGAATTTAAAAACACCATACAAGAAATGCAGAAACTTGGTTCTAATGTAGTTAGAGAGGGAAAAGGTATATTAAAGCGAAAGAAAAAAACAACAAGTAAAAATACATTATATAATGATTTTGACTATTTAGTTACAGCAGATAAAAAGTCTGTAACATTAGAATTTGTTTTTGGTGGTGCAGAGGATTATTGGGCTTTTGTTGATGAAGGTGTTAGAGGAGCAGGTGGTTATAAAGGATCAGGCAGAATGAGAGGACAAGGAAGTCCTTTTAAGTATAGTTCTAAAATGCCACCTAGAAGATTTATTGATAGATGGATTGTTAGCAAACCATTAAAAGAAGCGAGAGATAAAAGTGGTCGTTTTATAAAGCGTAAAAGTTTAGCGTTTTTAATACAACGTGCAATATATCAAAGAGGTTTAGAAAGAACGCAATTTTTTAGCAAACCATTTACACAACAATTAAATAAACAAGCAGAAAAAATAACAGAATCATTTGCTGATGATTTATTGTCACAAATAGATAAAATTTAAAAGATTAAATTATGGGTTTAGGAACAATATCTTGGGAGCAATATCCTGTTGCAACGACGGCAAACATACCTGTATTAACTAATTGGACGCCTTCTATTGGTTACATGCTACACAATGACGATATAAGTGGTTTATTCTATTTTAAGTTAGTATTAGAAGTTAGATTAACAGACAGCACAGGGACACTATTAGCAAAAATAAAATTAAGAAGGAATGGCTACAGTCCAGATGTTAGTGCTGATGAAGCTAGAGCATTTTTTGATTTAAGAGAAATAATAAACAGCCAAATAGTTGATACAGTATTTGACCAGAATCAAAACTCGTCACCATTTGAAAGCATACACAAACTTGGTGCAAATGAAACAGCTTATGTGTTCAGTAAAAATGGAGATAGAAACACAGACAAAACACAAATAGTCACCATCTATGTCAAAGGGTATCAACAATATAGTGAAAGTGCTGATGAAGTGCCAACAGAAGATAATGATCCATACGTTGAAAATACAGAATTATGGTTAGGAGCTTCATTGCCATTATTTACACCGAGAGGATCAGCATATATACAAAGTAGTTCACCCTTCACATCATATCAAGCAAGTTTTTTAACAGACAAGTTTTTAAGTGATTTGTCAACAGATTATAATGCAGAATATGATTTGTCAGGATATATAAATTATGTTAGATGGAATGACACAACAAATACAGGTGATTATCACACAGTAGCGTTTTTAAATGATACAACAAATTTCACTAGCAATGTTAAATATATAGAAGTAGTCTATTATAATTCAGCAGGTTCAGAATTATCTAATACTTTTTTTCTCAACTCATCAACCTTAGGTGGCGAACCACCTCAAAACGCAAACGAGGACAAAGAGAGATTAATTTATTTTGGTTGCGGAACAGCAAACCTAAATGCTCAAACAGTAACAGACAAAGAAGAAGCACAGCCCTCAGATTCAGCTAATGATGGTTGGGCGTATTATACAATTAGAGGTTATAACATGAACAATCCTGCTTCATACACAGCTCAAACAGCAACATATTATTTTGTTAAAGAAGGGGGAAGCTGTAAAGGGTTCAAAGTTAGAAGGTTGGCGTGGCGTAATAGTTTAGGTTGTTATGATTATTTCAATTTTAAAATGAAGTCAACACAAACTATTGAAGTGAAAAGAGATAATTATAATACAATGCTTGGAACATTTAATAAATCTGTATGGAGATATAATAATACACAAAGAGGCAAAACAACAAGACAAACATCAGCAATTTTAAAAGAAACATTAAACACAGATTGGCTAACAGCACCACAAGCAAATTTAATGGAAAAGCTGATTATGTCAACAGATGTTTATATAGTTGAAAACGCAGAAACAGACTACACAGAGGGCGTTATTGTAACAGATTCATCATTTGTTAGAAAAACAAGTGCAAACGATAAATTGATAAAATACACAATTAACATAGAATACGCTAATCCAATAAACACTAATAGTTAATGAAAGTTCGTTTAGTAGTATATAGAAAAGAAACAAGTTCATCAACATCAACAACAGCGTTTGATCTGGATTTACAAGAAGAACCAAGCGTTGCATTGAACTATCAATTTAGTGATATTAAAGAACCTGCAACAAGAAAAGCAAGCTATTCACAAACATTTAAATTACCATTCACAGACAGAAATAATGAGTTCTTTGAAAATTGGTATAATGTAAATTTAGACACCTTAGTTTTTAGCACTAGAACCAAATTTGAAGCTGTTTTATATATTGGCACAACACCACAATTTGAAGGTTATTTACAGTTAAAATCTGTCTATAAAAAGGCACAGTTATATGAAGCTGTTTTAATGTCAAACACAGCAACGCTATTTTCTACAATAGGAGAACAAAGACTAAAAGACGTTTTCAAAGAAGATGATGGAAGCTATAACGCAAATTTCAATCATGTTTTTAATGAAACCAATTTTGAAAATTCGTGGGGCGTTGGTGTAACATCAAGCGAAACAGGTTCGGCAGTATATGATTCTACTATTGGGATTTCCAAGATTGTATATCCATTATCAGTAACAAGACCAAATTTTTACTATAACGCTACGACACCTCAATATCTGGCAATGGATCAGGCAACAGCAAACAGCGTTGTTGCTAGTAGTGGGATTGAATATGCTTATGATAAGAGCGTTAGCTTGAGCCAATTTAGACCTGCTATACAAATTAGAACATTGTTAAACATGATAATTGCAAAGGCAGGATTTACATATACATCTAGCTTTTTAGATTCTGCTGATTTTGGAAAAATCTTCATGACCACATGCAACCATTTAGAATTGCCAACAGTTCCAACAGTAAACACAAATCCAAGTCTGGGGGGCTTTATGCACGTTGCATCAAATGTTGATTGGGGGGATTTTTCTTCTGACTTTTCATCAGCAGGTGTTGGTCAAATTGTAGCAAACTTGGACGAAGTTGTGCCTAATAATATAGTTGAACCTCCATCATCAGATTGTCCCACACTAACTGATCCTGATAACATTTGGAATACTCAATACAACTATTTCACTAAAGAAGATTCTTCAATGGATAGTTTGCAGTTTTTTACATATTTTAAAGCTAAAGCTGTGACGCAATATCAGCAACCTGGCGTAATTAGCTTAACAGCGAAAATAGTAAAATTTGACACAGATACAAACACATCAACAGGTGAAGTTATATCTACTGCAAACCAATCAATATACACAGCCGTAACAACAGATGATGATGTAACATATTTTCCAGCTTGTGAAGACTGGTTAATTATGGTTTTAGATATATCTAATATGTCGCCTGGTAGTTCTGCTCAAGTAATAATTTCAGCAAATAACCTTTATTGGTCAACAACAGGTATAGATCCCATTTTTCAATATGGATCACTATCTCCAAATGCCAACACAGAATGCTCAAATCCTAGAAGTCTAGTTAGAATTGATTGGGCTGGATATGCCACAGACGTTTATGGTTCTACCGTTGATATTCCATCTTGCATTGATCCTGATATAACGCAAAAAGCATTTTTAAAGGACTTAATACAAAGATTTAATTTAGTTATATTAACTGATCCAAGCGATGATACAAATTTATTAATTGAGCCGTATAATGATTTTATTGCTAGTGGTCAAATTAAGGATTGGACGGATAAACTAGACACATCAAAAGAAATAGTTGTAACAGACACAACACAAATACAGAAAAAAACAATTCATTTGACAGATCAAGAAGATGAGGATTTATATAATAAATCTATAAAAGAAAACTATCCAGATGTTAATGTTTTTGGTCATTTAAAGATAGAGCAATTCAATAATGACTTTGCAACAGGGGAATTAAGAAATGAATCTATATTTTCGCCTTTTATTAATGGTCAAGTTTTTGTCAATGAGAATGAGCAGCTAGGAACATATTTGCCAAATATGGCTGTTCAATATGAGTTCAGTTATGGTGAAGGATCTGGGGGTGCTATAGAAAACAAAGTTGCAAAAACAAAACCAAAATTATTTTGGTATAATGGAGAAGCAACATATACACAAAATGTTGTTGGAGATACAACGGATTACTATTTACACAGAACAACAGCAACAGGCATAACAGCTTTTGATTTTAATAGCTATCCTGTATGCACACCATTCAATATAGTTCCTGGCGATGGTTCAAACCCTGCCAATCAATACAGCCTAACAACAGCAAACACATCATTATATTGGAACGCTGTTCCACCTATTGTTGGCAATCTTACTATTTTTAACTACACAGGTGAATATGGAGATTGGTTTAACAACACCTTATATGGCAAGTATTGGAAACCATATTTAGACAATATATACAGCACAGAAGCACGAATTATGGAATGCCAACTTAATCTAAATGAAGTTGATATTTTCAATTTTAGCTTTGCAGATGAGATATTTATAAAAGATACTTATTGGCGTGTTTTAAATATATCAAATTATCAGGTAGGTGAAAAAGCTTCAACAAAAGTAAAATTAATAAAATCACTAGACAGCAAAGAAAATTGTTCTGGGTGTGATTATGTTTTAGGTTCTTCTACTTCAAACCTATATGGTGGAGTTTACACTTGGTGCCCTGATACTGATCCTGATTGCACACCTGATGTAACATCTGCTTCTATGCTTGGATTATATGCACAACCTGAATGCTGTGCTTGTAATGGGGGCTTTACAATGTATTATTGGGCGGATCAAGCTTCAAACGGCTTATATCCTTGTATGCAATTAGCAGGTAGTTTACCAATTAATCTAAAAAGTATATTTGGAATAAAATCCTTGTTCAACGCAGGGCAATTAAAAACACTATTAAACAACAAAATTGGCGGTTTAAATATACCTAAAATAACAGGAACAGCGAATGATAAGTATTCAACGCCAATACTACCATATTATGGCGATGACAGGATTATTAAATATAAGAGTAAAAATGTTCAAAGTCCTTTTTATGATGGCGAATCACACAAGTTAGTTCTTGGTGGATATACAGAAGGAAACACCAGAGGATATGCTTATCCACAAAATGATTCAGGATCAACGGAGTTATATATGCCACCTAATGTTAATATAGCAATTAGATTAACAGGCGTTTCAAGCGTTGTGGGTGGAACAAGTGCGACATATACGCTTGGATCAACAGAAGCTTTTGGTTATTATACAGGTTTTGTTATTTTGCCAGATAGAACTGTGCAAATGGGAACAGCAGGGGGTGTAGAAGAATTTAGTATTAGAGAAGGCGCAAATCCAACAACCTGCACAATGTATATAGGCATTGATTCAGATGGTCTTTTGCTTTTTGGTTTAGATGATAGCCAAACAGACACCAAAAGGACATGGAATATAACAGCGGAAATAGAAATAAATAGAATTAGCAATTTATCAATCGGATTTGATGAGAATTGGGCGTTATTCCAAAACGGACAAAAAATCAAACTCCAAAATGGTGATTATTTAATATGGAACTAAAAAAATATATAGAAAGCACAGCAAAGATTATCATTCCAAGTATTGACCACTTGCAATTGGTGGAATATAAAAACAAAGAATTAGATTTTGTTTATGGAATAGAAGAATATCATTCAAGTTTTAAAAGAATGTTCAAACAAATAATTAGAATAATATGGCGGTAGAAAAGACAATAGAATTAAAAGTAAACGCAAAAGAAGCATTAAATAAATTAGAATCTATTGATGAATCTTTACAAGACATAAACAAAACAACAAAGAAAACAGAACAATCAACAGGGAAGTTAGAATCTGGGTTTAAAGGTGTAGGATTAGCGTTGAAAGCTATGGGCGTTGGCTTGGCATTAGAAGCATTTAATAAACTTTCAGAAGCATTAACAAGGAATGAAGTTATTGCAGATGGATTAGAAACTGTATTTAATTCAATTGGTGTTGTATTTAAATTAGTAACCGATTCCCTTGTTAATACATATCAAGCTGTGGCAAAATCAAGTGAAAATTTTGATGCCTTTGGTCAGGTTATAACAAACCTTTTAAATATATCTATAACGCCTTTAAAATTAGCTTTTCAAGGAATTAAGCTAGGCATACAATCAGCAATGTTGGCTTGGGAGCAATCTTTTCTTGGTGGCAAAGGAAAAGATATTGAAAGAATTGCAGAACTTAAAGCAGAAATTGATTCAACAAAACAAGCGATACAAGACACAGCACAGGTGGCGTGGGATTCTGGAAAAGCGGTTGTTAAAAACTTTGGCGAAGCTGTTGGTGAAGTTGTGAACATTGCAAATACTGCAACAGAAGAATTTGGAAAAGTCTTTGAAGATGTTACAGTTCAAGGAATAGTTGAACAAGGAAAAGCAATAACAGAAACTAGAAAAAATTATGGTCTTTTAGAATTGCAACAACAACGATTGATTGAACAATACGATAGAGAAGCTGAACTATTAAGACAGCAACGTGATGATGTCACTTTAAGCATAGAACAAAGAATAGAAGCAAACAGACAATTGGGCGAAACATTAAAAGAACAAAATATAGCAGAACAGGAAGCAATAGATAATCAGATTTCAGCATTACAACAAAGGATTGCTCTGGAAGGTCAAAGCGTTGAATTGTCAAATGAGATATTCGCATTAGAAACAGAAAAGTTAGCAGTTCAAGCGAAAGTGGCAGGTTTTGAATCTGAACAATTAATAAATGAGAATGCATTATTAGAAGAACAAAAAAATATAAAAAATACATTAAATCAACAAGAACTAGACAAAGTTAAAATTGTAACAACGTCAATGGGACAGATTGCAGACGCTATTAGAAAAGACACAAAAGCAGGGAAGGCGTTAGCAATAGCACAAGCGTTAATTAACACATATACAGGTGTAACAAAGGCATTGGCACAAGGTGGTATTTTTGGTGCTATAGCAGGTGTAGGAATTTTAGCAACAGGAATGAAACAAGTTCAAGACATTAGAAACACAAATGTTGACGGATCAACACCAAGCACAACACCGACAGACCTAAGTATAAGCACAACGCCAGAAACAGAAAGCGGTATTAGTGGAATGATCCCAAATCTTGAAAATATAACAGGCGTTGGAACAGGGGAAATGCAACCTGTTCAAGCATTTGTTGTTGAAAATGATATTTCTAATGCTCAAGCGTTACAAGAACAGTTAGACCTACAGTCTACATTATAAACAAAATTAAGAACTTTATATTTATTAATATGAAAAAGAAAAAACTCATAGAATTAATCATAGATGAAACAGCAGACATGTTTGGTGTAGATGCTATTTCAGTTGTTAAATTTCCTGCAATAGAAGAAAATTTTGTTTTCTTTAATAATGACTTTTTATCACTTGCAAAAATAGATGAAGAACAAAAGCAATTAATTGGTGCTGTTTTGATTCCAGACAAAAAGATTCCTAGACTAGACAAAGAAACAAATGAAGAATATGATGTTTATTTTACAAAGGAAACCATAAGACAGGCGCAGAAGCTATTTATGGCTAATTTAAACAACAATAATCACACACTTGAACATAAAGATCCAATTCAAGGTCTAACAGTTGTTGAATCATGGATTAAGGAAAACAACAAATTTGATAAGTCAAATATGTATGGATTTAAAAATATGCCTGTTGGAACTTGGTTTGTTCAGGTATCAGCAGAAAACAATCCTGACATTTGGGAAAAGATAAAGAACAAAGAAGTTAGAGGATTTTCTATTGAGGGCTATTTTACAGATAAACTAATTGAAGCTTCTAAACAGAAAGATATATTAGATGAGGTTTGTGAAGATTGTCCTGATGAAGTAATGATGGGAAAAATAAAAGATGTTATTCTAGCTAATGAATTGCAACCTGTTGGTGCATTAGATGGTGAGCCCCTATTTAGAACAAAAGAAGAAGCTGATATTTATGCTGAAATGTTCAAAGGGTGTTCAGGTTCACACACGCACAATGTTGATGGCGTGAAATTATATATGCCTTGTGCAGATCATTCATCAGCAACAATGCGTGAAGAACATTCTGAAACAGGAAAAAGAAAATACAAGAAAAAATACAAAATGCTTGAATATGTTGCTTTTGCTAAACGTAAAGCAATGTTAAAGTATTCTTGGGACGATTGTATGCGTGACCAAATAAAACAATATGGCAATAAAGAAACTGCTGCCAAAGTCTGTTCTGCTATCAAAAACAGGACAGTTAGAAGATAACAAAATAAACAATACTAATCCTTTTATATATATTACTGTTATGGGAACACTAGAAAAAATCTTAAATATGTTAAAAATGAAAAACGAAGCTAAATCTTATTCTGTAAAATTCTATGCAGAAATGAAACTTGATGATGGTCGTGTTATTGCTACAGAAGATGAGCAATTTATGATTGGATCAAAAGTATTTGCAATCTCTGATGATGGCAACGCAGAAGCATTGTCTGCAGGTAGCTATACAATGGAAAACGGAAACAAAATGACTATTGGCGATAGTTCTGAAATTCTTGACTTAGGAGAAGAAAAAGAAGCAGAAGATGTTGAAGCAAGTGAAGAAGAATTATCTAATGAAGTAAAAGAAGAATTTGATGAGCCAGGTGAAACACCTGCAGAGAAAGCTGATTGGGCTAAAACTTATGAAGAATTGAAAGATCGTGTTGCAGAATTAGAAGAAAAAGTTTTTGGTAAAAGAGCGGAAGAAGAAACGGAAGAACTTTCAGAAGAAAAAACAGAAATGAGTTCAGAAGATGTTATTGGTGAACTAACAACACAAGTTGAAGAACTTAAAAACAAAATAGTTGAATTGTCAAATGCACCTGCTGATGAGGGGATTACATATTCTCCTGAAGGCATGAGAAATGCGACACCAACTGTTGACTTAGGGAAACTGTCTATAAGTGAAAGGACAGCATATTACATTAACAATAAATAAATTTTAAAAAAATGGCAAATAATCAATACAATTTAAGTAAAGAATATCAGTTTGATATTACTGTTACTGACAACACTTACGCAGGTAAGTTAGCATTGCCTTATGTTACTGCTGCAGTTAAAAGTCCTGACACAGTTGCAAAAGGATATGTGAGACAAATAGATGGTTTAAATTCAAAAGCAGTTATTTCAAACTTGGGGATCACAGATCCTGTTGTTGCTGCTGCTTGTTCTTTTTCTTCAGGAGATGACACAAGCTTAACAGAACAAGTTTTAACATTAACTGATTTAAAAGTAAATGAGGAAATTTGCAGAGGAACAGTTTTTCCAACTTGGATTGGCGAAAATATGGATAGAAACGGAAACCTTCCAGGTGCGTTTGAAGACTTCTTATTAGCGACTGTTGCTGCAAAAGCAGGTGCTCAATTAGAGAATGGAATATGGCAAGGTTCATCACCATTTGGTGTTGGCTTCTTGTCTGATGACGGAACACAAGATGAAGCAGGTGCAGATGCTTCTGCATTAAAAGACTTTACAGAAGTTGATTTTGCTGACGCTTTAGCTGCAACTGATATATTAACAGACATGGCTTCTGTATATGACGCTGCAGTTGGTATTGGTGGTTTAACATCAAAACCAGGTTTTGGATTCTATATGAACGCTAAAACTTATGCTTTCTTAATTCAAGCATTAGCAAACGCAGGTTCTAATCAAGGTATTAACAGTCTTGGTGTTGCACAATCATTTGAAGGTATTACTTATTTTGGATTCCCAATTTATGTATGTCCTGGAATGTTTGATGATGTTATCGTTGCAACATATAGAGAAAATCTAGTATTTGGAACTAACCTAGCGACTGATTGGACAGAAGCAAGAGTTATCCCAACATACCAATATGATGGTTCTGACAATGTAAGAATTGTTATGAACTTTGCAGTTGGTGTTCAATGTGCTGTTGCAACAGATGGTGTTTACGGTTCGACTGTTTGGACATAATAGATACTTTAAATGGGGGATTGCAATATATCCCCCTTTTATTAACCTTTTAATAAAATAATAACATGGCTTGTAATTTAACAGCAGGAAGATTAGTAGATTGTAAAGACCAAATTGGCGGTCTTATAGCGGTTTATTTTGTTGACACTTATGCTAATGACATTGAAGCTGAAGCTACCATTGCTAACCTTGAAATGACAGCAGGTGGTTTTACAGGTTGGTCTAGTTACGGAACAACAACAGGATCAACACAGACTTTGTTCAAATATGATCTTAGACCAAATCTGAGTTCTATGACAATAAACACAAATGGTGATCCCGCAACAGGAACATCATTCTGGACTCAAACATTGTCATTAACGCTTCAAAAGCTAAATCATGACACAGCAAATGAATTAAAACTAATAACATACAACAGGGCGCAAATCTTTGTAGAAGATAGCAACCATAATTGTTTCTTATTAGGCATGGAAAATGGCTGTGATATGACAGGTGGAACAATGGTAACAGGCGCAGGAAAAGGCGATTTAAGTGGTTACACATGGGAATTTACAGCAGAAGAACGCTATCCTGTTATTCAGTTAGCACCATCAGCAGGTGTTGCAACAGCAAAAGCACCTTTTGATGGATTGTCTGATGAAGCTGACATAACTATTGTTGCAGGAACTTAATTTCTAATCTAATCAACAAATTAAAGGGGTTTTTTGCCCCTTTTTTTGTTTCTAAAAAAACGAATTAGTAACTTTTATATTTATATTAAAATACTATGACTTGGAAATTGAGAAAGGAATGGGAAAACAAACAAATTGATTCAATCAATATACCATTAAATGAATTGACACAAAAACAAATTTTGGCACTTAGAGAAGGTATTAGAAACAATTTATTCATAGAAGAAAAACCAAAAAAGAAAAAGGAGAATGCTGGAACTGAAAAATAAATATAAAGGAAAAATAATTCATTGTTTAAATGATTTAGACATAGAATTTATAGAAGCATTAAAAGTTCATTCTGATTTTATCTTAAAATACTTTATAGAAAAATGATCCAGCTAATAAGAAAAACATCATTATCAGTTCATCTTCTTTATCTTAATTTATACGATAAAATGACTAATGCTGATTATAGACCATTAATAACGGTGACCAGTCAGCTAACAGGAAAATCAAAAACCTGTATTTTTGCAAGTGCTAATTATGCTTATAAAGACAGATATGTTCAGTTATTGATGTATGTCGCCCCCATTTTAGGCTCTGAAAATCTTTCAGCGGGTTCAATGTATCTTGGAACAACAGACTATCCGCTTGGATTTTATGATGTAACCATATATCAAAATACAGATGACACAAACATTGACCCAACAGGATTAACAGTTATTTATCAAGGTCTAATGAATTTAACAAGTGATTCAAACACTAACCCTGTTAGATATACAGAATATAATGATAACGATTCTGAAACAGAAAGCGTTTATATAACTATTTAATTATGAATTTAAATTTAGTCAAATTATCACATTATAACATTCCACACTTAGTTGAAAAGACTAACCAAGATTGGATTAGTTTTGGAGAAAATAATCTATATCCAAATTATCTATTAGAACTGTTTTTGGGTTCTGCTATAAATGGTGCATTAATAAAATCTATTGGTGCTATGATATATGGAGAAGGACTAGAAGCAACAAATGCTGATGAAAACACAGACACAAAAGAATCATATTTAAGATTGACCGAATTATTACATAATTCTGATGACGATGTGTTAAAAGACCTAGCAATGGATTTAAAGCTATTTGGTGGGTGTTATGTGAATTGTATATGGAGTCGTGATCGTAGTCGCATAGCTAAACTTAAGCATATTCCTGCACAATACATAAGAAGTGGGAAAATGATTGATGGCGAAATAGATACATATTATTATTCTGCGGATTGGTCAAAATATAAAAAAGGAGAATATAGACCTAGAGCATATTCAGCTTTTAACACAGAAGATAGAACCCAAGCAAGTCAAATCTTAATGATTAGAGATAAAAACCCTGCTTTATTTTATGGCTTTGCACCTGATTATGTTGCTGCTACAGATTGGATTCAAATGGAACTAGAAATAGCACAATTTCATTTATCTAATATAACAAGTGGTATGACACCATCTATGCACGTGGGCTTTTCTAATGGTGTTCCAACTGAAGAAGAAAGAAGAGCTATTGAAAGACAATTAAACCAAAAATTTGCAGGGAGTGGAAACGCTGGTAAAATTCTTATTACGTTTAACGATGGAAAAGAAACAGCACCTATAATTGAACCTATACAAATGAACGACGCACAGAGCGCATGGGAAGGTATGAGTAAACAGGCTGTTAATCAAATCTTAGCAGGACATAGAGTTACTTCACCGATCCTATTTGGTATTCGTTCAGAAGGTGGTGGTTTAGGAAATAATGCAGACGAATTAAGGGACGCGTATAGTTTATTCAATAACACTGTCGTTATTCCATTTCAGAACACACTTTTAAAAGGTTTAGAGAAGATATTTAGAGTTAATGATATAAACCTTGATTTGTACTTTAAAACTCTTAAGCCCGCAGATTTCATTGATTTAGAAGTTACGAAAACACAGAGTGAAGAAGACCAAGAAAAAGAGGGTGTTACAAAAGAAGATATTTCTGATGATTTTGTTGAAATGTCTGACGATGAAATGAACGGTATTTTTGAAAACTTAGAAGGTGAAAAAATAGACTTAGATAAGTGGGAAGTTGTGGACGAACAAGACGAGGTTAGTGATTATGAAGAGTGGGCGAATAGTTTAATTAAAAATTTAAATAAAAAAGAGTTTGCTGATGAAATAAAGAGTAGTGAAGATAAATGGAGTACACTGGATAAGTCATTTTACAGGGTTAGATTTAAGTATATTAAAAAAAGTAGGAAACCCTCTAAATCAAGTAGAACATTTTGTAAAAATATGATGAGATTGGCTAAGGCTGGGTTTGTGTATAGGTTAGAAGATATTGACAAAGCAAGCCGTGAAGGTGTGAATAGACAATTAGGACACAAGGGGCGTCCATACGATTTGTTTAGATTCAAAGGTGGTGTATATTGTAGACACGCCTGGAAGGTTATTTTATATAGACTTAAAGAAGGTACTGAATTAAAAGAAGGTCAAAGTATGGAGGATTACAATACAACAACATCAATACCAAAAACATACACACCAAAACCAAGAGGAATTAAAGACGCAGTAATAGCACCTGAAAACATGCCCAATCAAGGACATTATCCTGGTGTAAAATAAATTAAAAATATGGCAATACAACATACACTATTTATATCAGCAACAAGACTAAAAAAAGATACCGCTTTAGGTGGCTCGGTAGATGACAACCTAATAATGCCTTATATATTACTGGCTCAGGATATGAATATATTACCAGTCTTAGGAACTGATTTATACGATAAATTAAAATCAGATGTTCAGGGGGGAAGTTTAACAGGGGCTTACAAAACTCTTGTTGAAACATACATACAACCCGCACTGGTTCAATTCGCGTTTTCAACATTAGCACCGTATTTAAGATTACGATTTAGTAATAATTCGGTTGTAGTAATGGGTGCAACAGAACAATCAAGTAGTGCAACGTATGATGATATTAAGCCGCTAATGGACACGGCCACAGATGCAGCTGAGTTTTACAGACAAAGATTAATTGACTACATTAGAAATAATCAAAGTTCGTTTCCTGAATTTTCAACTAATTCGGGCGCCGATCTTGATCCAACAACAAATAACTATTTTGCAGGAATTAATTTAGATGTTAACGTGCCTCGAAGCAATAGAGTAAAAAGTTTTTTACAAGGTGCAGATATTACGATTTATGGCTGTTGAAAGAAAAACATATAAAAATAGTTTAGAAAACTTTAAAA